TACAGGTCAAGCTGGAACAAGTGTTGGTGCAGGTACACAGTTACCAAGTATTGGTATTACAGCAAATGATCTTGGTGGTACAGACAGATTTGAAATTACAAGTATTTCTGGCACTGGTTTCAATATAAAGTTTCTTAATGCTGGAAATGCTGTACAGGATAAAACATTTAGTTATACTGCTACAGGATTTGGGCGTGGTAGTTAGTATTGAATTAAGATATACTTAAAGAAAATTTTGGATTAGGTAATGGCTACTCACGATTATGTAATAGATAACTCCACTGGAGCTAATGTCCGTACTGATTTAAATAATGTACTCCAGGCAATATTAACAAATAACAGTTCTGGTTCTGCCCCTAGTACCACTGCGGCATATATGTTGTGGGCTGATACAAGTAATAGTTTGTTAAAGATGAGAAATTCAGCTAATGATGGCTGGATTGATCTAAGAACACTTACTGGTGGTTTAACTTCTTCTGCTGATGCGACAATAAATTCTATAACTGTAGGTAAAGGTGCAAACTCTGTAGCTGGTAACACTGTTCTTGGAGAGACTGCTTTAGATGCTTCTGTTACTGGTGGAAATAATACTGCTATTGGTAATAATGCGTTAACAGCAAACACATCTGGAACGCATAACGTAGCGGTTGGTGCTTTAGCCCTAGATGCTAATACTGAAGGAGCTACTAATATTGCTATAGGTTATAGTGCTTTAGGAGGAAACACAACTGGTATTAGAAATGTTGCTTCTGGTCATGGAGCTATAGAGTCTAATACAACTGGCGGTAGAAATGTTGGTATTGGATATGCTGCCTTAAATGCAAATACTACAGCAGGTTATAATACTGCGATTGGAAATGAAGCTTTAACAGCAAACACAACTGCAAGTTATAACGTAGCTGTAGGATCAAACTCTTTAAAACTAAACACAACTGGAACACAGAACGTAGCTGTAGGTGCTGATGCTCTAGATGAAACTACAACTGGTGACAATATTACTGCCGTTGGATATGAGGCATTAAGTAAATCAACTACAGCTAGTAGCAATACTGCTGTGGGTTCTAAAGCATTAAGAGATAACACAACGGCTTCTAATAATACAGCAGTTGGTAAAGATGCTTTGTTGTTAAACACAACTGGAAGTTCAAACGTAGCCGTAGGTGCTTCTGCTCTTGATGCAAATACAACTGCTGTTAATAATACGGCTGTAGGTACTTCTGCATTAGGAGCAAACACAACTGCATCAAGCAATACTGCTATAGGTACAGAAACCTTATTAACAAACACAACTGGAACTAATAATACTGCTCTTGGTTCAGAATCTTTAAAATTTAACACCACAGCAGATAATAATACAGCACTCGGTAAATCTGTATTACAAGCAAACACAACTGGAACTCAGAATACAGCAGTTGGGGCTTTAGCTCTTGATGCTAATACCACAGGAGGACAAAACACTGGTCTTGGATATGAAGCTTTAACTAAAAATACAACTGCATCATATAACACAGCTGTTGGTGCTTATTCTTTAGAAGATAATACAACTGGAGCAAATAACACTGCTGTTGGTTATCAAGCTTTAGTAGAAAACACAACTGCCAATAATAATACTGGTGTTGGATATTATGCTTTAAAAGCAAACACAACTGGTGCCAATAATACTGCCATTGGTGTTAACAGTTTAAAAAATAATACAACAGGGATTCAAAATATTGGTATAGGTGGAGAAGCATTAGAATCTAATACAACTGGAAATTATAATGTTGCTATAGGTAAAAATGCACTAATAGCAAACACAACAGCAGATAATAACACAGCAGTAGGAAGATTTGCTTTAACATCAAACACAACTGGAGGAGGAAACACAGCCGTTGGTGCTTCAGCTTTAGATGCAAACACAACTGGAAGTAACAATACTGCTGTAGGTTACTTGGCTTTGGAGGATCTCACAACTGGATCAGCAAATGTTGGAGTAGGTTTACAAGCTGGAGAAAATATAACAACAGGAGATTTTAATACTTGTGTTGGTAATGCTGCTGGAGATAACATAACAACAGGAAGTAATAATATAATTCTTGGTCATAGTTCAGATTGTTCTTCTGCAACTGCAAGTAATGAAGTAGTTCTTGGTAATTCGAGTATTGGTACTCTTAGATGTAATACACAAACAATATCCTCCTTATCAGATGCAAGAGACAAGACCAACGTAATTAACTTACCAGAAGGACTTAATTTTATAAATCAACTAAGACCTGTCAAATTTGAATGGTCTACCAGAGATGGGAATGGTAAAGATGGTTCATATGAACATGGTTTTATTGCACAGGATTTACAGACGGTACAGAAAGAAAATAATGCTGATTACCTAAACATGGTTATGAATGAAAATCCAGATAGATTAGAAGCAAGTTATGGAAAATTAATTCCAATACTTACAAAAGCAGTACAAGAGTTATCAGCAAAAGTCACAGCCCTCGAAGCAGGGTAAACTAAAAGTAACCTAATTTTTAATTATGGAAGAAAAAACCGCAACAGAAATAGCAGCAATCTTTAAAGCTGCTGGTGATAGCGTAACTGTTATCGGTACTGCTCAAGGATCAGATGAAACTGATGATGATTTTAAAGACAAGATCAAGCGTAATGTAGAGCATCTTGAAATTATCAAGGACTACAAGAAACTTGATGGAACAACATCTATCTGGACATCTGAATCGTTTACAAATATAGATGCTGCTATCACTGCTGGTAAAAAACTCTACTAAATTATGAATTTACAGGAAAGACTACAGCAACTTGCTGTTGAAAGGCAGAACCTTACTATTGCCTTACATGAAGTTAACGGTGCGATGAAGATTCTTGAACAGCAGATTCTTGAGATTCAAGAGACATCCGAAGCAAACCAGCCATCAGATACAGAGGCATCAATCCCACAAGAAGCAACAGCACCATCAGAGTAAGTGGTGCTACCATTTTGTTAACTACTTCTTTAATCATATGTTTCAAAAAATCGCTAATGTTTTGAGTATTGTCTCATTCATAATGGTATCTTCTGTTATCGGTGGAGGATACTTTGGATATAAATATGTAACATCAGAACAGTTTCAGACAAAGATGATGAATAAAGTTCTTGGAAGTGTTCAAGGAATGATGCCTAAAGTTTTAGATAATGCTTTGCCAAAAACAACAGGCCAATCTATTCCTTTTCTGAAGAAGTAATTGGAAATACCTGAGATATATATTCGTGAAATATACATTCCAGAAGTTCCAGAAGTTTATACACCTCATTATTTAACTATTACAAAGCCACCTGATATAGATGTTCCTGGCTGTACTTATCAGCATCGTGATATAAAAAATACAGGTAATCGTAATTTGTTATTAGATGATCCTAATGGAGTATTTACAACGTGCGATGTACCGTTTCCTAGTTTTATTCCTCTTGACTATACACCTGAGAATTTGGTCATTACAGAAGAAGTTCCTGTTACTAATGAAACCCCACCCTTACCAGAAACAAAGCAACAAGAGATACCAGAGCTACCGAAAGATAAAGATATTGAACTAGAACCCTGCCCTGGCAAAAAAGATCAGAGGGTTGGAGATTTTCGTAACGAAAAGCGTTTAGAACGTGTCATCGGACATAAAAGAGGGGAAGATGGGGTTGAGTGTATAACCCTCTATGAAAACGTCCCGTTTAAAGATCAGTACATTCCAGAAGTTTCTACTATTGTATCTACTGCTGTTATTGGCTTGGTCGCTGCCAGTAGTCCACTTCTTCTTAACGCAGTAAAACCATTAGTTAAGCAAGTAGTCAAAAAGCTGACAAAGAAGAAAGATAAGGTAAAATAAGTATTAGTAAAAGGATTTGACTCCTTGAGAGGTTCTAGACGCTCTCTTAATGCCCAAAGCTAACACTCAATAGGCAAGGTCGTTCTTATTTGAAATACCACCTTTTACTAACTAAGCAAAGGAAGTTGTAAGTATAGTCTTTGACCTCTGCCGTTACATAGAGCCTTTGCTTTTTAAGCAACCAGACCCATTATCAAGTTGTTAACTCAACCTCTGCTCTGTTGGAACGTCAGTTGCTTATTTTTTTGTCTTAATTTCGTGCGTATGTGGGATAACTTGACCTGGTGGAACTGTAACTACAATATCTTCACAAGTAACAGCACTAGGAGTATTAGGTTTGAAGGTAACACCTAATCTTGCCTGCTCAGCACAAATTTTGAGTCTATGGAGAGAAATTTCGAGCGAAGTCTTCTTGTACAGTAATTCTTGATTTTTGATATTTATTTCTGTTGCCTTATGGCAGAGTTGTGGAGACTTTCCTAATGGAATATTCAGTTGAGCAGAGATACCATAATTTAAATTAAAGTTTTCTTTTTCAAATCTGGGAGTTTCCTGTACATACTTTATCTCTCCAGTATTTTCGTCATAAATATTTTGTCTGGTAACAGTTTCTCTTGGTAAAGAAAATGTATGAGAATCAGTTACATAAGGAGTGATCGTAAGACTAGGTGAAGCACAGACAATACCTTGACTCATTCTGAAAGAAGGCATACTAGATGGCGTGATCATGGTGGCATTGTTATTTACTACTCCAGTACTTTGTGATTGAGGAGATGCTACTGTTGTATTAGCTAGAACCTTAGAAGGGCAAAGAAGTAAAGCTACTGCCCAAATGTAGTTGTAGTTTCTACTGTAGTGCTTGTATTTATTGTTCTTGTTATTGTGGTTACTGTGTCTAATCCTGGTGTTATTAAAGTTTCTTGAAGAGAAAATGATGCCCCTGGATTTGTGATTGTGAATCTTGGAACGGTTTCTAAGTTTGGTGAAGTCCAACTAAAATTTACTCCTCCAACTGTTTGTTCTGTAAGAGTAGTAGCTGTTGGGTTGATGTATTTATTTGTATCGGTACTTTCAATATTGTGTCCTGATGCAGAGTAAGAGTATCCTGTTCGATATTGATGACTTGTGATGGTTTCATTTATTACTGATTCTGAGGTGCTTGAAGTTTGAGAACTTCCAGATCGAAATTGAGGCACTACTGGAACCGCTAGAGTTCTTATTGGTAGTGCTAAGAATAGTAGTAAACAAAGTTTTTTCAATCTATGGTTATGCGAACTGTAGTTGAGCCTATGCAGCTAGTACCACTTCCTCCAGCAGTACACGAATGGACACCCGATGAAAGGCTAGTCATAGCAAGGTTTCCAGCAGTACCACCTGATCCTACTGTTGTCTGTCCTGACAGATGAGGTATCGTAGCAATTCCACTAGAAGGAGTTATTGCAGTTGGTAAGGCATCTCCCATTGTTACCGATTCTGTAAGACTGAAAGCCGACCCTGCACTTGTAATAGCCTTATCAGTTTGAATCAAAGCTGGCACTCCGCTAGTAAGACTAGAAACATTGAGTCCTCCAATCTGACCAGAAGTTGTAGAGCCTCCAGCAGTTACAGATGGAGTAATATTATTACCTGATATTGAATATGTCGTTCCAAGTTTATTGGTAACGCTATATGGCATATCAACAGTAATCTGTGCAGAGGTTACAAATTCCTGTTTTATATCAGCATAAGCTGGTGCTGACATTAAAAATAAAAAGGCAAGAAGTTTTTTCATGTGTCTAGTTTTCCATTGTTTTTTATGCCTTTCCCAGTAATGGGATCGACTCTGATAACATCAGGTTTCGAGGTAACGATTTCTAATGGCTGCTTTATTATTATAGTTTGAGTGCCACCAGTAGAGTTACCGATAGTACCGTTTTCATCTTCTTTCTTTTTCTTTTTAGCTCCCTGTGCTGCATTAACAGAAATACCTAGTCCACCTAAAATATTACCTAATAAACCTGCTGCAAATGTGCTATCCACTCTTGGCTGATCTGGAATATCCATTCCAAATAGTTTATTAGGAAGTTTTATATATCCAAGAGATAAGACCACTAAACACCAAGTTAAGATAAATCCCTGTGCAAAAGTAGACACCAAAAAGGTGATTTTCTCCTGATAATCAGGTTTATCGTCATCTAATTGTTTAGGTTTCCCTGGTAAATCTTTCGGTTTCTCTGCCATAACTGGGGTTTATTAGTCATACTATACATAAATATAGCCTAAATCAATGCCAGAGGTTTATGGAGCGTTAATAGGGGCAGCAGCCACCGCCTTTCTCATGGTTTTGTCTAACATTAGCAACAGAAGAGAAAGAGATATCAGAGAAATATTTAACCGTATCTCCCAACTAGAGAAAGCCGTAAGTCGTATGGAAGGTCAAAAAGACTAATCTTTGGTATGTTTGGGAAAGAACATAAAACACTATGTCTAAATTCCTAATTAATCTTTTTATCAGATTTGGTAAAAGTGAATCGTTACGCAAGGCAGCTTTGAATCTTTTAAAGGATCTTGCACAGAAATCTGACAATGATGTAGACGATGCCATCGTCAAGATGCTTGAAGAAAAACTATTTCCAGTAAAATGAAAAAGAAAAAATTTCTGAACATCGAGATAGAAGATGCACCTCTGGAGCTTGAACTATCGGTGGAACAAAGATGTCGTGATATCTTGGCCTCTGATGATATCTACAGCATCAAACGGTATTGCACACATCTGGTGAGGCATCAAATGAAACAGGATGTATTTCTTGCATCTTTACTTGGTCGTCTTGTAGAACTTGAGGCTTTTTTTGCTGCACATCAAGTGAGAAAAGATAAAAAGGGATTTATGAAACGCTTTTTTCGTACTCCTTAAGTTCTTCTTTTGTAAAATCTTTTACAAGCAGCCTTTGAATCTTATCAATTTCAAAATTAAACTTCAGGATTGATGTCCTGATGTGTTCAGTAACCCAAGCACCATCTTTATTTACAACCTGGGCTTTATTACTTTCATTAATAAACACATAATGATCCTGACCCTTCAACTGGACATCTAATAAATTTTTTTCTAAGTTTTTACGTCTGATCTCTTTCAACGCTCTAAGTTTCTTTGAGTCACTCATTTTCCAATTCCGCTATCCTTTTATTTATAGCATCATATCTTACACAATATTCCTTAGTTTTCATATTTTCAAACCAGTATTGCCTTTGCAGTTCTGCAAGCTGGTCATAATAATTTTTGATCAAGTCTTTGTTGGTTTGCTCCATAATTTTATGAGAAGTTCTAATTCAGCCACTCTTTTCTTGGCTGCTGCGATTTTTTCGGCTGTTGTCATAAATAAAAAAGGGGTCTTACATGACTAAGAAGGCTGCTGGACTATCAATGCCCCTATAAATCAGGCTGGTATTGCCTCGTAGTCTCTACTTCTTACTGGTAATGTGAAATTATCTACATTTACCTCAATAGATGCTCCACTACTGCCATCTCTTCTTTCAAAGGTTTTTAATTTGCCAGCACCAACTACTGTTATCTGGTTGCCTTTCTTTACATAATTTGCAATCACATCACCACGATTGCCCCAGACAGTGCAATCAAATTGTGTCGTTACATCTTGAATATTAGTAAGCAAAGTGAAGCTAGTCACTTTTGTTCCTTTTGCAGTTTCTTTCTGCACTGGATCTGAGGCTAAGTTGCCAACGGCTGTTACGTTTAACATAATAAAAATTTAATTAGGGTTGTTTGATTTGTTTTGCCAATCCTCAATATCCTCTCGGTTGTACCGAATAGTGTTATTAAGGATGACAGTCCATTTTGGGCCACTTGGATGACCCTTGCGAGTTTTGGTTCTCCAAAGTCGCACAGTTTGAGGTTTTACACCAAGCTCTTCAGCTAATTGATCTGAGGTTAAAAGTTCATTCATGAATCCTCCTTATCTAAAATAAGTGTGAGTAAACCATCTCTTTGATCTTCACTAATAGCATTAGATTCATATCGCTTTGAAATGTTTTTCTTTAACAAACCAAGCTTGTCTTTGTTGCCTGGTTTATTTATAAAGGCTTCACATTCTTTGATGAACTTATCACTTTCGGATCTGTCAATCGGTTTATTACTTGAGACAGTTGGTTTACTATCATCAGGTTTTAACCATGCCTTGTCCTTATCGTATAAAGACAGGCCAAATTGATCTCCAAACTGCATCAACGCACGTTTTCTTGCATCACTTTCTGCTTCTTTTACTGCTGATTCGTACTTATCACCAATACTGCCCATGCGGCCATGACCAGCACCTGTGCCTTCTCTGACAATATCACCAACAGTAATTCTTACTCTTGCAATGTAAGTAATACATTTAGGATCTTCAGACACTAAAAATGTTTCCAAAGTTTCAGAACTCCAGCCATCAAAACCGAAAATGCGGTTGGCTTCCTGTATGACGTGCCAGCTTTCAACATAAGCTAATTTCTGGCCACCTCCACCTGGTCTAAAGGTGACATTTTTTTGATTAATTTTTTGATTAAGCAGTTTTTTCTGCTCTTCATTAAAACTCATTTTTCTAAGGGGGTTGAAAATGCCCATCGGGGCAAGGATAAAGATTGAACTCCTGTTTTACACCAGCTTGGCCAATCATCAAGCAGGCGGCATTCGGCAATTCTGTCTAAAGCTTCTCTAGACAGTCTTTGCCCTTCTTGCAACGCATCATCATCAAGCTCCCATAATCCAACATCGAATGGATATTCAGATTGCACCACAAGAAAGATAAATCTCTTTGCTGATGGAATGCCAGATAAATAATGAGCGCATTGAAGATGATACTTAAAATTAGCAACTGCTTTTGCAAAGTCTCTAGGGTTTGCTCCTGATCTACTGGTTTTTAAATCCACAATTGTTTCTTTGTTTAACCAATCAGGTCTGCACTTACAGGTCAAACCAGAGGTGGTATCTTCCCACCAGTATGATTTTTCTGCAATACCAAAACTCAACAACTTCTTTGCATGGGGTTCTGCAAAAACCGCATCTCTCATCTTGATAGCATTTGCCATATCAGATTCAGTGACAGCAGTCATACCTTTTTCTTCGGCTTCCTTTGCCTCTTCCTTACCTTTTTTGGTTGTCCTTGATGATACTGCAACAAACCTTTTTGTCAGTTCATCAGGTTCAAGAACGGCACAATGAGTTAGTGTTCCCAAGAGCATTGCACTTGTCGGTTTATGTTCTGGCCTTTCGGGATTAAGAAAAGAGTTCCAGTAAGCCTTTGGGCCATGAGATACCATTACTTTTTGCATAGATGCAGAAATAGCATCATCAGCATGGTATTTTTCGTTTGAAATTTGGATTGATCCTGTTGTCATTATTTAAATCCTAAAAAAGTAGAGCCTTTATGTTGAAGAATTGTGAAAGTAGAAATCTTTTCGCAATCTTCACAAGAAAACTCAATAGAAATAGCACCTCTGCACCTTGAGCTTGGATTTTCTTCATTAGATGTTTTTTCAACTCTTAAATTTTGATATTCATCAAAAATGGTTACACAGTCACTTTGTTGATCTTCATTTGTAGACCAGATTCGATAAGCCTGTTGATGGAGATACTCACAGTTACAAAAGGGACAACAAAGAAATTCGTCATAAAAACTTGTCATGAGTCTGTGTACTTCTTTGTGTGAGGGCCATATTGCATTATCAAACGTGGCCATGTTTTCAAAATAAGTGCCTTATCCTGTGGCATTGCAACAAGACCAGCCTGTGCTAATCGTTTTAAAAATGGTGATGCGTCTGGAGAATCAATTACAGATGCAAATGTATTAAAGATTTCTTTATCGGTCATAGGTAAAGTAGAAGTGCCGAGGTTGAGGCGTTCAGGGGTTGGTCGCTTCTTCCTCGGTTGTTTATGGAAGCGCAGACCAAGATCATATTCACTCATCATTTTCTGGCAAGCTCCTCGCAAGCAGCCTCGACATTATATGTTAAGCAATCTATCTTTGTAGATTGAAGTAATGAATCTGTAAGTGCAAAATATCCTATGCCAAAAATGCAAAGATAGAGTAGAGCGTGTTTCATGGGGTTGGGTTTCAGGGGCTTTCTAATAATAACTAACGGTCAACACTTGTCAACGCTTAAAGTATATTTAGTTGATAATTTGGTAAAAATAAATTTTTTTGTTCTTTTTCTTTATTTAGTTTCTCTTTAACATAGTCAAAATATTCTTTATTTATCTCGATACCTGTAAAATCTATTGATAAATCTCTGCATACTTCAGCAGTTACTCCAGAACCCATAAAAGGGTCTAAAACAGAAACTGGATTAAACCATTCAATTAAATTTTTTATTAACTTATAAGGTTTGCTCCATGCTCCTAATTTATTATTCATATTGCGTGGATAAATTAAAACGCTGTTAAGTTGCTTTTGATCTTTTGGTTGATATATTCTTTTCCCTAATTTATCCATACCTATAGAACCATTACCTTTTTTTACTGCTTTTGTATTTTGATATTCACCAACACTTGCCGATTTTGGCTGTCCATAAATGTATATGTAATCATGAGTTATTCGTGGTAAATCATTACTGACCCATCTACCATCAGCAAAATGCCAGACTAACTCTGTTTTTGGGATGCCAAATTTTTCCTCAACTATATGTCTTGATTTAGGATTACAAAAACAAATAATATTTGAAGATAATTTAAAATTTATTTTGTTCCAATCTTGAAAAGGTGGATCAAGAATCATTAGATCGTATTGACCTAATGACTCAATAATTTTAAAACAATCTTTGTTGTGTAAATTTATCATTTCAATATCCCTCCCATCCATCAGCAGCTACTGGGCCTCTAGCATTTTTTTCTCTAAAAGAATCCATGCTTGCTTGCTCTTCTTTTGTAAAGTTAAGCTGCCCTACTAAATGGCTATAATCATATCCAATAATTTCTGCTAACTCTTCGATCTTGTAAACAATATCGTTGTATCTAGCTCTTATTTCTGTTAGATACCATTCTTTGTAAAGATCAGGATGTCTAAATTTTCTAGTGTAAACAATATCTGTCAAAGAATCAGAACTACCTAAAGAAACTCTGTAGTTGTGGTCATTCATCCAGTTTCTGAAATTAACTAAAAAGCATTGTTTTAAGCCATTGTCATCTTTGTATCTGCTGAGTTCTAAACCTGTCTCAAACCTTTGTAAAGGTTGTTTTATTTTGTTTAGTTTAGTTTCGTAAGCAGAGATAAGCATTTGTATCTCTGCATCAGGTAAATTTTGATATATAGTCATTTATTTAGCCTCCATTACTTTTCTATAGCCGTCACCATCTTGACCTGTAAAATGTGGTTCTTTAGCTGAAGTACATCTAGCCATTGCTTCTAACCATTCTTCGTCATTGCTTTCTGCAATAAATTTAAACATCTCGTAATGAAAGATAAAAAGACCTTGATACTTAATTCTGCATTTTCTATCAGCTTCATTGTCAGAAGTAAATCTACCTGGGAAAAAATAAGTTTTGCCGTTGCCATGATATAAAAATGATTTTTTGTTGAAAAATTGACCAAGATCAACGTCTTTGTAGTTTTCTTCTAATTGAGCAAGAGTTTTTTTGCTTTCTTCAATTAATTTGTGATTTGTAGTCTTAACTCCATTTGCAAGCTCAAGTTCTGCTTGTGCCTTCCAATTAAGGTACATATGAAGTTCGGCTTTGGTTGCTTTAGTTAGTTCCATTTGAATCGGGGGTTGATTTACCTTTATATTACATCAGGTGTCAACAACTGTCAACAAGGTTTCATTACTTTTACATCAAATCCCTTTTCTTTTAACTCTTCAATCCTATATTTTTGGATTTCACTTAATCTTCCCTTCGGCCCTTTTACCTCAATAAATTTGACCTCATCTGGTTTCATACATATTAAATCAGGCAAACCAGCTTTGTTGCACATAATTAACTTGATTACTGTCCATCCTTCTTTTTCGTGCCTGTCGATCAGCTTCTTCTGATATTGAGCCTCTGTCATTTCTGTAATGCTTGATCGTATAGCTTTCCTTTGATTGTACTACCTGATAAACTTTTGGCTCGATTCCCTTTTCTGCAAAAATATAATGGATTTTATTCTTCCTTTCCCTGCCAAGAAAACTTGCCCTCTCCCTACCCTGTAAATAACTTAATGCAGAATAATCTATTCCTAAAAAAATTAAGTGATCGGCACTGCTTAAATTCACACCTTCACGACAACTCTTTACCTGACCGATAAAAACAGAATCACTTACAGCATTAAATATATCAGGGTCATCTGTTGCCTTATGACCAAAACTTTCTCTAAGCATTTTGCCTTCAGCTATAAAACAATATAAAATAGCAATCCTTCCACTAAAGTTATTTTTTATATAATTAATCTTGCTTTTATCAAATACAACAGCACCATGGTTCTCAGTAATTACATGACCATTATAAATCTGACGTAACTTGCTCATAACTTTAGCCCCTGTATCTGCAACAACTGATCTTCCTCCAGGTCTACCGATAACACCGTTTTTTAGTATTCGATAAGCAAGCCTGTAAGTTCTTCTCGACATCTTCACAAGATGCACTTCTTCCTCAACCTCCTGAGTAAAACCAGCCTCTTTTTGGGTCATTTGTACCGTATAAGGCTCAATATCTTTTAAAATCCTGCTTTGTTTAGCATCTGAATAATCTTTGATCACAACACCAGTACCTACTCTTTTCTCCTTTACATCAACATAATCACTAGCCCATTTATAAAAATTTTGATATCTACTCCAAAGAAAAGGTGTCAATGACCATTGATGATATAGTTGACTGAAACTCTCAGGACTTGGTGTTCCACTCATCAGAATGATGCTGTTATATCTAAGCTGCAAGATATTCTGATATCGTTGTGATGGTTTTGGAAATGCTCCCACACTATGGGCTTCATCAACAATGATCATATTCCAACTTGTACCCTTAAAATTTTTTAACTGCTCAAAATTAGTAATGGATACTACCTTCTCAAGATTCATCTTCTCAACATCACTTTTTATACTTGGGATTGCCTTTTTCTTGGTGATCACCAACACCTTCTCAAGTGCCATATTGCTAACAACAGACAGTGCCACCATTGTTTTGCCTGTTCTGCACTCACCACTTAAATATGCACCTTTTTTGATTTGACAAAGCCTGGTTAACTTACTGCTTGCCACTTTTTGATATTTTCTTAATTTAACCATTGACTATACTGTATATGGTGGTATCTTACCCTATAGTTACACATAAACAACCCTAGATATGGAACAAGAGCAAACATTAAAGACAATTAATATTCAACTCTCGCAGGGTCAGATAAAATGGCTTGATGACAATAAAGGGTCTGAATCAAGATCCTGTTTACTCAGATTAATAGTTTCTGAAAGAATGGAGCAGGCTGCATAACAATGGATATAAAAGAAGAATTGCTTGGACTTCCCAAGCACTGGGGTTTTGTTGCCGTTCAAAATAAAAGACCCTATCAAAACGATTGGCAAAATAATCCACTTACTCGCTCTCAGCTATTTAAAGAGATATCTTCCAAAAAATCTACAGGGATAGGTGTATGCTGTGGTGTTCCCTCAGGTGGTTTATTATTTCTTGACCATGATGGGCCGTCAGCTGCAAAGATATTAGGTGAATGGGGGTTTTCTCTTTCATCTCTTCCTCCCTCATGGATGGTCACATCAGGTCGGGTTGGTAGATTTCAAATAATTTATCAAGTTCCAGAGCAATATTGGTCACAAATAAAAACACGCAAATTTCAGACAGGTGTAAAAGATGAAGATGGTTCTGTTGAGCAGATCGAATTACGTTGGAATGGTACGCAATCCATAGTATCTGGGAAACATCCAAAAACTGATGGCTACAGATGGATGGAAAATCGCTCGCCAAGAGATTTAGAAATTGCAGAAGCTCCTGTTGCCATTATAGAAAAGATGATGGAGCAAAAGAAAAAGACAAAAACTCCTCAAGTACAAACTCTTAACTCAGATACTGATAAAGCACGTTCACTTCTTCAATCAATAAACCCCATACGGCTAGATGATTATGATGCCTGGCTAAAAATCGGCATGGCTGCACATTCAGTTGGGGATAATTCTCTACTCCACGATTGGGAACAATTATCACAAAAGAACAGCAAATACCAATCAGGGGAATGTGAAAAAAAATGGCAATCCTTCAAGTCATCTGGGGTTTCTTTAGGTACTCTTCAAAAGTTTGCTTCAGAAGATGGTTGGACTCCACCACCTAGATATTTCCCCACCTCAATCAAACCAGCAGAAGAATCAACACCAGTTCCTCGTAAATTAGAACAATTAACTTCACAGGAACTTATAAACTTTCTTCGCAACCTAAAACAAGAAATTCGATTTAATACTTTTTCTCATTCAATAGAAATGGAGGGCAAAGTTATAAAAAATATTGAACTTTTCTACCTCACACTTGCAGAACTTGGTTATAAAGTTCCAAAAGAAATGGCTATTGACTGTCTCCTCAAAGTAGCTCATGAGAATGAATATGATCCAGTAAAGCTATATCTTGATCACTGCTACAACTCAATCCAACCAACATACATAGATAGACTTGCCTCTACATATCTTCGGCCACAAGATCAAAAACTTAAAGAACCAACAATATATGATGTGATGCTTAAGTTAACTTTAATAAACGCAGTAAGAAGAGTTTATATTCCAGGTTGCAAACATGATTCGGCAACTGTCCTTCAAGGTTCTCAAGGTATAAAGAAATCATCATTTTGGCAAACTCTCTTCGGCCCTTTCTTCTCAGATGCCCTCGGTGATATTTCTTCAAAAGATGATCTTTTAGTCCTCCACCGTTCATGGGGTATGGAATGGTCAGAAATTGATGGCGTAACATCTAGAAAACACGCTGGAACAGTAAAAGCCTTTCTATCAAGATCTACAGACCTGCTTAGAGTGCCTTATGGTAAAGCAGTTGAAGAATGGCCAAGAAGAGGAATTATTGTTGGATCAACTAATAAAGAGTCAGGTTTGCTTATAGATGATACAGGCAACCGAAGATTTCACATAATCCCCTGCACTACAAAATCAATAGACCTTGATTCCTTACAACTAGAAAGAGACAGTATTTGGTCGGCTGCGGTTCATGCCTTTAAAAATAAAGAATCACATTTTCTCTCTTACGAACAGGAAAATCAAATTGAAAAAGAAAATCTTGGTTACATGGTTGATTCTCCTTGGCTTTCGGTAATAACCAAATATTTAAATGATCCTTCTAATGCCGTAAAGGATATAACAATTGAGCTTCTTTTATCTGAAGCAATAGAAAAACCTGTTGAAAGACAAACTAAATCTGATACGATGACTGTCTCATCTATTCTTAAATCATTACACTATGAACGTAAAAGGAAACGAATAGAGGGAACACCTAAATGGGTGTGGTTCTCACCTGTTCTCACCTCTGTTCTCACTACTGGGAACGGTTAAAACGCCCTCTGTCACTAACTTATATATATATGTTCTCTATGTTCTCTATGTTTTATATATAAATATAATAATAGGTAATATAGGGTTGATATAAGGGTTAGGTAAGTCTTAAGTACTTCTGGGAACACTTGGGAACGTGGGAACACCTCTCAGTCTTAAATGAGTCTTATTTTGTTATTTTTTAATACTGAACTACTATGGGCTTATGACTTCAATTAATGATTTACAAAACGATCATAAAAATGCTCGTAAGCGTACTGATCGTTCCTCAAAACTTATAAAAGAATCACTCCAAAAATTTGGTGCTGCAAGATCAATTGTGATAGACGAAAACAACAGAATACTTGCAGGCAATGGAACAATCGCTGGTGCAAAGGCAGCAGGGATAAAAAATCTTAAAGTTATTGAAACTGATGGTAATGAAATTATTGCTGTAAAAAGAGTTGGGCTTTCAGAAGATGAAAAGGTTGGGCTTGCTCTTGCAGATAATAGAACCTCCGACCTTTCAGAATGGGATATAAATATGCTTGAACAATTAAGCCAAGAACATGACCTCAACCCCTGGTTTGACAATGATGATTTAAAAGAATTACTTGGAGAGACAGAAGTATTACCAGCAGAAGGTTTAACAGATCCTGATGAAGTTCCAGAAGTTCCAAAAGAACCAATAACAAAATTAGGTGATATATGGCAGCTCGGTAATCATAAAGTACTTTGTGGAGACTCAACTGATCAAAACCAACTGCAGCCTTTGATGCAAGATGAACTGGCTAATTTATGGTTGACCGATCCTCCTTATAATGTCAATTATGAAGGTAAAACTAGTGATAAATTAAAAATACAAAACGATCAGTTAAATGATAATGAGTTTAGACAATTTCTAGCATCAGCCTATATTGTTGCTCATCAATATTTAAATGAAGGAGCTTCTTTTTATATTTGGCATGCCGATTCAGAAGGTTATAACTTCAGAGGTGCAGCACACGATGCAAACCTGCAAGTAAGACAATGCCTTATTTGGGTAAAATCTTCAATGGTTATGGGTCGTCAAGATTATCATTGGCAGCATGAACCCTGTCTTTATGGTTGGAAAAAAGGAGCATCTCATTTTTGGAACGCTGACCGAAAACAAACAACAGTTTTAAAATTTGATAGACCAAACCGTAATAAAGAACATCCAACAATGAAACCTGTTGATCTTTTTCAATATCAAATTACAAATTCTTCTAAACCAGGTGATATTATTCTTGACACTTTTGGTGGTTCTGGCACAACTTTGATCGCAGCAGAAAGAATACAAAGACAAGCACGACTTGTTGAACTTGATCCAAAATATTGCGATGTAATAGTTAAAAGGTGGGAGGATTTTACAGGTAACAAAGCAAAACTTGTATCATCTAATTAATGGGTAAAAAAGGATCAAAAGCTGAAACAATAATTAGGTCACAGAAGTTTGCTCGTATTATCGCAAATGGTGGCCGCAGATCCGACTGTGTTCGTTATGCAGCCGAGAACTGGGGGGTGGGTGAAAGAGCCTGTTGTAAATATATAAACATAGCTAGGGAAGAATTAAAGAAGGATTGGGATATGGAAAGACCCCAGATGGTGGCTGATCTTTTAGCGCAATGTAGCACCTTACAGATGGAGGCTAGAAAGGCTGGTCATTATCACATTGCTCTTGGTGCAATCAATACAGCAGCCAAACTTGCACAAATTGTTTCGTGAGTATTTTAGATACGGCAAGACCAGGGAATGTTTTATATCAGATCGGTGCTTATGATATACCGACAGCAAATGAAGCAATAAAGCGTATCAATCAAGACTTACTTCCGCATCAATCAAAATTTTGTGACGACCTCGACCATAGAAAACTTGCTCTGGTCTGTGGCTTCGGTGCTGGTAAAACTCACGCACTAATCTCAAAATCTTGCATACTGGCAGCACTTAATGTTGGTCATGTTTCTGCAATTTTTGAACCGACTGCGCCAATGCTCAGAGATATTTTGCAGAGAACAATGAATGAACTGCTAGATCAATGGCAAATACCTTTTTCGTTTAGAGCATCACCATTACCTGAGTACAATTTAGAATTTGCAGAAGGCACTCATACAATCTTGCTTAGAACAATGCTTACATATCAAAGATTAAGAGGCCAAAACTTATGTGCAGTGGGATTTGATGAGGCAGATACTGTTCCCAAACGTGACGCAGAGCAAGCAATGAATATGGCACTGGCAAGACTTAGATCAGGTAATGTTCAGCAATTCTATGCAACAACAACTCCCGAAGGTCATGGATGGGCATTTGAAACCTTTGAAAAAAATAAAAAATCAGACACAGGATTGATCCAGGCAAAGACAAAAGATAACCCTTTTCTTCCCGACAATTTTATTCAATCTCTTGAGGAAAATTATCCACCGCAGCTAATCAAGGCTTATCTTCTTGGTCAATGGGTCAACCTCACAAGCGGTCAGGTTTATGACCGTTTTAATCGTAATGACCATGTAATTAATCAAATACCGTTTGATATAAAGATGGAGGTATTAAGAATCGGTGTGGACTTTAACGTGATGAACTGCAATGCCGTGGTTGGTGTCAAGTCTGGAGACAAGTTATTTATCATAGATGAAATATCAAAACAAAATGATACAGATGCGTTGGCACAGGAAATTAAAAGACGCTACCCTTCAAACAGAATATTAGTTTATCCAGACGCAAGTGGTTCAGCACGTTCAACGATCAATGCTTCAAAAACAGACATCGCAATACTCGAAAGTTACGGCTTCAGTTCAATGGCTCTCAAGAGCAATCCCTTTATCAAAGATCGAGTTGCAACCGTCAATGCGTTACTACAAAACGGAAAAGGGGAAAGACGTTTGGCGATTCATGCCCGTTGCACTCGTTTAATCGAGTGTCTTGAGTTGCAGAGTTACGATGAAAAGACAGGCGATCCTGACAAACAGAATGGATATGATCACCATGTGGATGCGTTAGGATATTTAATTTATCGTGAATTTAATATTCTTTATGGTAGAACAGGCAAGCCAACTGGTATTAGAATATATTAAAAGTAATGGTACTATGAGGAAAAACCGTGTATAGCTCTCTGAATATTTACAATCAGCCTGTAACACTAGCTCCTACAACGGTTGCAAGTCCTAATGCTGCCTATCAGAGGATGGCAAATTTCTGGGGTTTGGTTGAAGATTTGAAAGAGGGAACATATAAAATTAGAAGTGAACATAGAAAATACCTCCCACAAGAGAGCAGAGAAACTGATGATTCATATGACGTTAGATTAAGTAGATCAACAGTAGTGCCATATTTGCAGCGTATTGAGAAGATGTTGTCAGGTATGCTGGTCAGAAAACCTATCAGACTTGATGATGTATCTGATTTAGTTAGAGAGCAGTTATTTGATGTTGACCTTGAGGGTAATGATCTTAATGTCTGGTTATATCAAACAGCAAGAGTAGCTATTTCTTTTGGTCATGTTGGTGTTCTTGTTGATGCACCAAAAGATGGAGAAAAGGCAAGGCCATACTGGGTTACATATGCCCCTAAAGATATTCTTGGTTGGAGAACAGAAATTGTTGATGGTGTAAGAAAATTAACGCAGTTGCGATTAATGGAACAGGTTGTTGAATCTGATGGTAAATATGGAGAGAAGACTGTAAAACAGATTAGAGTGCTTGAGCCTGGTAGATATGAAATCCATAGAAAAAACAATAAAGGTGAATATAAATTACATGACGAGGGAGAAATGAGTATTAAGGATAAGATTCCTTTCTCTGTTGCATATTCAAACAGGGTGGGAATGTATGAATCACGCAGTCCTTTGTATGACATAGCAGAACTAAATCTCAAACATTACCAGATACAGAGTGATCTTGATAATATTCTTCATATCAGTTCTGTTCCATTACTCGCAGTCTTTGGTTATCCAAATGCAGATGAGATAACAACAGGGCCGAATGAAGCTTTATCTTTACCACCTGAATCAAGAATGGAATATGTCAGCCCATCGGGTGACAGTTATGACAGCCAATTCACAAGATTAAAGGATATTGCAGATCAAATAAATACATTGTCATTAGCAGCAGTATTGGGCCAGAAGTTGGTGGGTGAGTCAGCCGAGGCCAAGCGAATAGACCGTTCACAGAATGACAGCACAATGATGGTCATTGCCCAACAGATGCAAGATTTGATTGATAACTGTCTTAAGTTTCATAGTGAATATCTAAATGAACCTAATGCTGGTAGCAGTTTTGTTAATAGAGATTTTGTAACCGCAAGATTAGAACCACAAGAGATTCAATCATTACTTGCATTATTTACTGCTGGAACTATCAGCCAGGAAACATTACTCACACAGTTAAGCAGTGGTGAGATTCTTGGTGATGATTTTGATGTAGAGGAAGAAGTTGAGGCAACACAGTCTGGTGGATTGATCGAAATGGAAGCCCCAACTCAAATAGATGAATCATAATAAATGGCAGTTCCAGAGGCTTTCTATCGTGAAGCGATTGATCTGAACAGATACAGCAATAAGGTTCAGTTTCAAATTGCAAGTCAATTTAATGAAGTAATTTTAGATGTTTTACGAAAGATAAGAGATCTTGAAGGTAACAGCCCGACTACAACTGCAAGACTGCGATCAATATTGGCACAGATGGTTGATAGTTTAAAAGGATGGGAAAATGAAAGTGCAGCTTATATGATTGATGAACTGCAAAACTTGGCAGAGTTTCAAGTCGGTTTTGTTAAGGATCAACTGCAAAGAGTTTTACCAAAAGGGGAGTTTCAGGTAAACACAGTTGCTGTTTCTCCTGACTTTGCAAAATCTATTGTCACAAAAGATCCGACTGCGATGACAATTAGATTGAGAGATAAAGATGGTGTGTTTCGATCTGCTCAGTTTGCTCTGACGGCAAAAAGAGGATCGGAAATATCATTGCCAAATGGCAAAAATGTAAAAAAATCATTCAGAGGTATTGCTGAAGATTCTGCTTCAAGACTTTCAAAAGCAATCAGACTTGGTGTTTTAGAAGGTGAATCTTTACCAAAGATTGTAAGAAGGTTAAAAGGGCCAAACCTTAGATTTAATGCCAAACCACAGAATGCAATTGCATTGAACTCTGCATTGAAAAACTCAGAGGGGATGCTTTTATCTAATAAACAAATCCAAACTGTTGTAAGAACAACTGTAAACCAGGTTCAAAATGCAGCGAGTCAAGCGGTGTATGCAGCAAACAAAGATATAACAGGCAGATATCAATATGTGGCAACACTTGATGCAAGGACAAGTTCTATCTGTCAAAGATTAGATGGTCAATTGTTTAGATATGATCAAGGCCCTGTTCCTCCACAACATTTCAACTGCCGATCAACTACCGTACCTGTTATTGATGACGATGATTTAGCAAAAACTTTCCCCAATACAAGACCAAGTGCAACAGGCCGTGTTCCTCAAGATACAAACTATGCAAACTGGTTAAAAGACAACCCTGATTTACAAGACAAGGTATTAGGAAAAAAGAAAAGATATTTTAATTTTTTGATGAGTCCTAAAAGAGGAACAAAACAACTTAACGCCACAAATGCTCTAAAAAAAATTATCCGTGAAGATGGAACAGAGCTAACATTAAAAGAACTAGCTGCAAAATATAAAGATGCCAATTAAGAAAGGAAAGTCACAAAAAACAATCACAGGTAATATCAGAATGTTAATGAAAGAAGGTAAATCAAGATCACAGGCAATTGCGATTGCATTATCTACAGCAGGCAAAAAGAAAACAGCTAAGAAACGTAAAAGGAAGTAAGATATAAACAGTTACTTGTGTCCTTATGTACGGTAAGCCAAAAAAAACAAAAAAGATTAAAAAAGGAGGTAAAAAATAATGGGATATACATTTAAAGTCCAGACTTACGATGAGTCAAAGCCAAAGGTTGAAAACTGTGAAGTTAAACCTAAAACAACAAAAAAATCAAAAAAGGTAAAAGGTGACTAGAAAGTTCAGGCGAGTTGCAAAGGACAAAAAGACAGGTGTTCCCAAAAAATATCTGTCTGGAGCGAAGAATAAGGGAGCGAAAGCTGCTGAGATCAAGCGAACTGCCGAAGCCTACAAACGTGGTGAAAAAATTGATATAAAAGCTGTATCCAAATCAAGAGTTGCCCAAGATGCCACCAAAAAAAAGAAAAAGCGCAAAAAAAACACCAAGCGCTAAAAAACCCTCTAAAAAAGATACACTTACTACAGCTTTACAAAATAAAGCAGATAGAAGTCGTTACACTGTTGGCGATTTAAAAAAAGTTTATGAAAGAGGTGTTGCTGCATATTTAAGCAGCGGATCAAGGAATACTTCTGTTGGTGCTTGGTCTATGGGTCGTGTAAGTAGTTTTGTTTCAGGTGATGGAGGAGCAAGAAAAGCTGATATTGATATTCATCAAAATAGATTAAAAAATCCAAAGAAGAAAACTAAAAAGAAAAAATGAAACTAACTACCAGACAAAAAAACACCCTTGCCAAACATCAGAAAGCTCACGGCCACACAAAGGCACATATGGATTATATGAAACGCAAGATGAGAGAAGGCATTAGTTTCACCGAGGCTCACAATATGGCGATGAGGAAAAAAGGCAAATGACATTAAGTAAAAAAGAAAAGATAGAACGTAAGCTGAAAAAGTATGGCTTAACAGAAGTTAACAAAGCAAAACCAACTCCAAACCACCCAAGAAGTTCTCATGTTGTACTAGCAAAAAAGGGTGATGAGGTTAAATTAATTAGGTTTGGACAGCAGGGAGTCAAAGGTGCTGGCAAGAATCCAAGAACAAAAGCAGAAAAGCAGAGAAGAGCTAGTTATTACGCAAGACATAATGCCCAGAACCCAAATCCAACAATATTTTCACCGTTATTTTGGTCACATAAGGTCAAATGGTAATTTTCACGATAATATTATAAATAAATATTACGATTTTTTATGTCAGAAGAGCCTATCAAGCCAAACCCTTCTCCTGAGCAATATGCAGCTTTACAGGAAGAACTACAAAAACTAAAAACTAATAATGCAAAATTGTTAGATCAGAACATAAAAGCAAAAGAAGCTGGCAAAGCTATCCCTCCAGATGTTGATGTAAATGCCTTGATTGCTTATAAGCAGAAAAAAGAACAGGAAGAACTTGAGGCACAGGGTAAATATGAGGAGGCAAGAGAAAAACTTGCAACCCAATATCGAGAGGCCGAAGAATCAAAAAACAAAAGAATACAGGAACTTGAGCAAAGACAGAGAGAACTTGAAGTGGAAGCCCCTGCCGTCAGTGCATTAGCTGATGTGGTACATGATCCACAATATGTTTTGTCAAGAATAAACAGAGATCAACTTACAAGAGAAGCTGATGGCACTGTTGTTATTGTTGATGGTTATAACAGAACACCTGTGAAAGATTGGGCGCAACAGAAGATGCCTCAATGGGTACAGAAAAACCCAAGACCACAGGGCGGTGGGGCTACAACAACCAAAGTAACTGCTGATGTAATTACAGGAGAAGCGAATCCATTTGCGAAAGAATCTTTTAACTTAACTGAACAGGCTAGACTATATCGTACAGATATTAATAAATATAATATGCTCAAAAACGCAGTTAGCGGTTAATATAAAGTTAACTTGTTTGTATGAGTTAGGTGTTGTCACCGAACAGTAAAAATCATTAGTACATTTTTTAATGGCTACATTAAGAAGTGATTTAATAATCCCTGAGGTTTTTACACCCTATCTGATTGAAGAAACAACTCAAAGAGATGCTTTCTTGCAGAGTGGGGTCGTGACACCTTTGGCAGAATTAAATCTATCCGCAGAAAGAGGCGGTGACTTTGTAAAGATTCCATTCTACAAAGCTAACTTATCTGGAGACTTTGAAGTTCTTACAGATTCATTATCATTAACACCTGGAAAGATCACAGCCGATAATCAAATCGCTGCTGTCCTTCATAGAGGTAGAGCATTTAGTTCAAGAGACTTGGCTGCATTAGCAGTTGGTGGTGGCCCTGACCCAATGGCTGCTATCGCTCAGAAGATGGCTGCTTACGTTAATAACCAGAAGCAGAAAGATTTATTCTCTTGCTTAACTGGTGCCTTTGGCTCTATCAATGCAAACGACAGCAACTCTGCTTTATTTGCTTTGACAATTGATTCAGAATCAGGAGACTCTCCAACAACATTAAGTCCAAGACACGTTGCAAAGGCACAGTCTTTACTTGGTGATCAAGGTCAGAAATTAACTGCTGTTGCAATGCACTCTAAAGTTTTCTATGACTTAGTAGAGAGAAATGCGATTGATCGTATTTATGACAACACTGGCGCACCTGACACAGCAGCAGCTTCAGGTAGCACAACAAGAGCATTTGATGGCCCAACTGCTGTTAATACCTTTATGGGTCTTAACGTAATTGTTTCTGATGATGTTCCAACAACAGGTTCTGGTTCTTCCACTGAATATTCAACTTTCTTCTTTACACAGGGAGCAGTTGTTACAGGTGAGCAGGCACCAATCAGAACACAAACAGATAGAGATATCCTTGCTTTAGAAGAAGCAATGGCTGTTGACCTTCATTACATCTACCATCCAGTAGGTTTGAAGTATGCAGTATCTACTGTTAACCCAACTCGTACCGTATTAGAGACAGTTGCCTCTTGGTCGAAAGTGTATGAGACAAAAAACATCGGAATTGTCCGTGCTACTAACGTAAGTAACCAAGATTAATCATGGCTTCTATTTTTGAAATTGGTGCTGGTAGTTTAATCGGCCCAACAGACGGTGGTACTGTAACTCAGGCTACTAACAAATCAACAGGTGTAACTCTTAATACTGAGAGTGGACAGATCACAATGAACAACGCTGCACTAGCTGACGCTGCTGAAGTATCTTTCACAGTTACTAACAGTAAAGTCGCTGCAACAGATGTTGTCGTTGCTTGCCATGGTTCTGCTGGAACTGCTGGTGCTTACATCGTAAGTGCTAATGGAATTGCAGCTGGATCATTCAAGATCACAGTTTCTAACGTATCAGGTGGATCTTTAAGTGAAGCCATTGTTATTAACTATGTTGCTCTAAAGGGAGCATCTAGCTAAATGGGAATGTACGCTTTTAGGCGTATGAGAGCGAGGAATGAGGCTGCTCAAAAGGCAGCTTCATTAACTCCCACTCTTGAAAAGCCAAAACCAAAACCAAAGCCCAAGAAGGTGAAACTAAATGGCGATAACTCTTGATGCAACTGTTGGTGGTGCAAATGCAAACACCTATATAACACTTGATGATGCAAACTCATTTATTGAAGGTTTAGTCCTCAGTGATGACGCTGCTGCATGGGATGGGTCAAGCAACGACAATAAAAATCGTGCATTGTTTACCGCAGCCCAAAGAATAGACAGAGAGAAGTTTTTGGGAGCTAGGGTAGATGATACCCAGGCACTTGAATGGCCAAGATCTGGTGTTCGCAAACCAGACACTTATACAAATCTTTATGGCTTATCTTTTCCAAATAGATTAGTTGCTGATTATTACACTGATACTGAAATTCCAGATCGTGTAAAAAATGCACAGGTAATTTTGGCTGTATATCTCAACAACAACAGGAACGGGTTGGAGTTAAGTGGTCTAGAAGATTTTGCAACTGTAAGCATCGGCAATATAAATGTAACCCCTAGATTTTATGGGGCAGTAGGTATTGATCGAATCCCACCTATAGTTGATCATTACCTGATGGGTATTAGAATAGGTGGAAGAGCAAACTTATCAATCAAGAGGTCATGAAAATGGG